ACATCTTCCATCCGGCCTGCGGCGTCCCACAACCGGATCATGTCCTCCTTGGCCCGCAACCCCAGCTGGGCCATGATGAACCGGCGCTCAGCCGCCGATACCGGCATCGCTCACCGGGGGTTGTTGGGTGCGCAGTGACTCCAGCAGCCCCGCCACCGTCGACCTTCGCTGATCAGCCCGCAAACGGTCAATATCGACGCGGGAGAAACCCCACTTCTCCAAAATCACATCCGAATCGGCCAGCCACGGCAACGTGGCCACCGTCTTAGCCATCGCATCCGCCGCCGACGCCTTCGACGGGGTCGACGGATCCCGCCACACCGCCTGCAACTTCAACCAATCCTCGGGAACATCACTCAACCCGTCCCGCAACATCAACGCATTACGCATCGCCCGAACCCAGCCGCTGCCGAACACCCGGCCGGCGTTCTCCGCCTCAATCACCAGCTCTTCCTTCGCGGCGTAAATCGCCTCCGCCGACGCCGGATTGTCCTGCACAATCCCCAAACTCGACACCGGCAAGCTCGTCTCCGACGCGAACAGCATCGCCCACTGCCGCAACTGGTCGGTGTGCGGCTGCATCGACATCTGCGGGAACTGGCCGACCTCCGGCTTGAACGCCGGATCCACACCCTCATCAACCATCGGCGGCTCAACCGCCAACACCCGACCCAGGATCGCCGACCAGCCACCATCATCGAACGCCTCAGCGGGAAGGTTCAACGCCCACCGCTGCGGGGCCGTATAAAACTCCGCCCCGATCTCCGAGCGGACCACCGTCCGCAACGCCGAATCGGTCAACGACATCACCGGCCGGGAAATCCGCGACGTACCAAACGGCACCCCCAGGCGCGGCCGGTACACCAACGGCTCCACCGGGACCCGACCCAACTGGTGGCGGCGCTCCTCGAACTGCCACGGCAACCCGGCATCGTCGCGCTGCAACACGATCACACGATCCGCCAGATACATGACCATCAGCAGCGGCGACGACCCCGAACTGTCCCACTCGATCACCGACAGCGCCGACTTCAACGCCCGACGCCGCGGATCCCAAATCCCCGTCGCATCAAAAGCGTTCTTCACCATCATCAACACCGGCGGCTCACCGGCCGCCGTGTCACCCAGGATGGTGCAGATGAACGCACACGAATGGATCATCGCCGAATCGTGGGCCATCGTGGACTCGACATCCATGTTGTTCGACAGCCACAACTCCGAAATCCCCAGGTCGTCGGACCCCATGCCCGGGATGACGAACCCCTCGAGGTTGCAGCGCCGCGACAGCACATCCACCGCTTTGGCCGGCCAACCCAGCACCGCCTCGAAATTGCGGAACTTCGGCGGGATCGCGATGTTCAAATCCCGCAACGCATACCGGGCGTCATAGTAGGACGCCTTAAGGGCGTTGCCTCGGCGCTTGTCGTCCAACTGCTGCAACAGATCGTTCAGCGTCGACGCGTCGGCGTCGGCCAGGCCGGGCACCACCACAGGAAACATCAACTCAACACCCGAACCCTTCTCGACGACACTCCCGCCGACGGCCGGCGCCGCGACGACGACGCACCGAACAACGCCAACGTCGCCGCAACGATCGGATAGATCTGGCTCGTCGGATCGCTACGGTCCAACGCCCAACCACCCGCATCCCGGATCGGCCGGCGCCGAGCCCCCATGATCGCCTCGGTCAACTGCGGCTGCGCACCATGCGTCAAAGACTCCGCCGCGATCCTGTTCTCCAACATGCCGCACGCCTGCGCCATATTCGCCGCACTCGTCACCACAACCCTGCAACTACGGGCCTTCAACTCCGGCACCAGCGACGCCGCCGGAGACGCCCCATCAACAACCACCGTCACAGTGCGCCTGGCCCGGGCCGCCACCCACTCCACAGCCTGCGCCGCATCCGAACCGGCCCACACCTGCTCGATGTGGGCGTCCTCCCCCTCCACCCAGCAGCCGGCCACCGAAATCGCCCGACCATGCGACATGTCCAAACCAAGAGCATCCGGCTTCACATCATCAGCAGGGCCCACATCAGCCATGTCCCGCCACTGCTGAACAGACACCAACGGCTTATGAACCGACACCTCATCCCAAATGCCCTGGGCTTCACGCCGGAACGAATCCTCCGACAACACCTTGAACATCCGCAGAATCGCCCGCTCCGACGTGCGCTTCGGGAACGACGGATTCATCTTCCGCCACTGCTCCCGATCCAACGGATCACAACCACGATCCGCCGAAATCTCCACATAACCCACATCAGTCGACTCACCCGCCAAAGCCTCCTGACGCAACACCGTGAACACCTCACCCGGATCATTCGGCTTCGGCGGAGTCCCCGCCATCACCACCAAAGGATTCCTGGCCGCGTTCGTCGCCGGCACCATGTCATCCATCGCGTTCTCCGACAAAATCTGCGCCTCATCGAAAATCAGCACATCAATCCCGGCGAAACCACGACCGAACCCGCGCTCCCGGGCGCCGAACAAAATCCGCGACCCGTTCACAAACTCCACAGCCTCAGTACCCGCACCGCGAACAATGTTCAACACATGCGGGGCGACCTTCTCCCTCACCGCGAACCCCTGCATCGACTTGAACGTCTCCGCCGCCGTCCGCGTCCGGTGAGCAGTCCAAATCACCGTCGTCTTCTGCTGAATGCACATCGCGAACACCATGCCGCCCAGCAGATGAGTCTTCCCCGACTGGCGAGGCACCGACATCGCGAAAATATCCGCCGCGAACCCGCCGTCAGCCCGCTTCCCGAGGATCAGCCGACCCAAACCGTCCTGCCACGGATCAAACTCCAAACCCATCCGCGAACAGGTCTCCCGCACCGCCGGCCAACCCGTCGACACAACCCCCTCCGGGGTCACCACATGACGGGCAACCTCAGATAGCCGACTCATCCCACGGCTCATCCGGTGTCGCCGCCGCAGCAGCAACATCATCATCCTCGCTGCTGGCGTCGATCGCCTCGATCTCGTTGGCGATCTCCAGCAGCCGTCGCGTCAACGCCGCCAAATCCCGGGCCGGCGTACCCGGATCCTCCACCGCCGTCGCCACCCTGGCCCGCATCGTCACCAGCAGCTCACGCCGATCACCGGACGCCGCAGCCGCACTGACCGACTTCCCTTCAGCCGCCGCAGCCTCATCGACAGCGACAGCGCGCAATTTACGAGCAGCCACCAGTGATCCTTTCCTTGGAAATTGGTCGTGAATAGATGCCTAGCTATGCCGCGAGTGCTAGGCGCTGACGGGGAGATCGGATGGGGTGCGTGGGGTATGTGCTGGTCAGAGCGTTATCCAATCAATGCCAACTGTTCCCCGCCGCCTTGGTCGCGCTTTATCGCGTTGCAGATGAAGCAGGCTGTCGCCACGTTGGCCGACTCATGTTTCCCTCCGCGGGCCAACGGAATAATGTGGTCTATGGTCGGTGACCTCGGATGTGGCGCTTTCTTTCGCGGGTCGGTTTTTCTGCCGCAGATGTGACAGCGGTAGTTGTCTCGCTTCAAGATTTTCATTCGTGACACGTTCTCAACGAAGGCATCTTTTTGTCGTGATCGCCTGCGTGCCACTCTGGCATGGCGAATGTCTTCTTTGTTCCGCTCGGTACAAAACTTTGAGCAGCACCGACCGGGGCCTGATGATGGGGTTAGGAACACGGTCGGACACATCTTGCATGTCCGTTGAACCCAGATCGTTCTTCCCTTAGTCCCCCGAGACGCCCTCTTAAGCTTCTGTTCTGCTAGTCGTCGTCGGCGTTCAGCCTCGGTCAGCCGAGGTTTGGGGCCGATTTTGGCGCCACCGTTGGCTTCCCGTTCGGCTTTCCATCGTTCTGCGTTGACCGCTTCCATCCCGCACTGGTAGGAGCAGTGCTTGGTTTTCCGGCGCTGAACTTGCGCTGTTTTCCCGCACACTGCGCAGGTGATGGTGTATTTCTTCTGGCTGCGGTGCCAAGTGCTGTAATGCGTTGGGCAGAAGCCTCGCGCAAGTACTGGGCTGTTGCAGCCATCCTCGGTGCATATCTTGTGCTTGCTTTGTGATCGGCGGGGCGGCCTGCATGTTGTGCAGTATTTCCGCCGTGGGCCCCCGGATGGCGCTGATTGTGGTATCGGATTCCCGCATGGGCAGATAGCATCAGCCACTAGCCGACCTCCCGTGTCGGTTAGGCCCCGGAGTTACAGCGTTGGCGCGCTGCCGGGGCCGTCTTTAGTTGATTTCTCGATTATGGCTCAGGTGTTGGACAAATCTGGTAGTTCCCTCATCACCAGGTGCGTTCAGTAATGAAATCCACGCCGGCCGCGATCTTGTCGGACTTGTCGCGGTTGCATTTACGGTGAGCAGCTGCAGCGTTGTCCAGGGTGTGTGAGCCGCCGCGGGCGATCGGGGTGATGTGGTCGACGGTGAACGCCAGCGGATCTAGGTAGTGGGCGTCGTAGTCGATGGGCTGGCCGCAGATGTGGCATGGGGGTTCGTCGGCGGCGATGATCTTGCGGAACTTCTGCTGCCGGGCGGCGTTACGTTTCATCTCGCGTTGAGGTAGTCGACGGCGGGGCCGATGTTGTAGTTCAGGTGCGGTGTTGTGCCGCGGACGAAGAACAGGCCGGCGTCGATGATGGCTTGGAACATGCCGATGGCTTCAGCGACTTGGTGGGAGTCCTGCCGAATCCCGAGCACTTCGAGGACTTGGGCGAGGATGGAGTCGGGGCCGGTGAAGATGCGGGTGCCCATGATGATCTTGTAGATGGCGGTTTTGTTTTCGCCTGATTCGCCGTGCACGTCGGTGTACAGGTCGTG